AAGGATTCCCGAAGCCACCGCCTGAGCGATAACGCTGATCCATCACCGTTCCACGTCCTGCCATATCAGGTAAGAAATTTGTAACGGCTTTGACAGTGCCCGCTGGACCACCAGGCCCCCGCGTCATCGCCTCGTAAGCCCGCGCCGTATCCTGAGGCCCTTGGGTTCGCGCTTGCTGCTGTGAACGTGAACCGTACTGCTGCAGCGGTCCGCCAAAGCCACGATTACGCATAGCGTCCATCATCCCTGAGCTTTTGAGTGCGCTCAATGGGCCTTGAGTTTCAAATCTAGGCCCTTGGGTTTGCGCTTGCTGTTGTGAACGTGAACCGTAGCTTCCCAAGCTATTCAGCATCCTCATCTGATTCATATACGGGGCGATCAAATCGTCGGGTCTTGGCGCACCTGGAAGTTGACTCATATTCTTTACTCTTCTTCAGAAGAATCGTCTTCAGATGACTCTTCTACAGTTTCGGGTTCGATGACTTCTTCAACCACCGCCTCAGGCGCTTGATCAATCTCTTCAATAGACTCTTGTTCTGTTCCATTGCGTGAAGCCTCTTGAGCCTTGTTTACGGCCTTCTGAACTGCCGCCATCTTCTGTCTTACTGAACTCATTGTAAATCTCTCTATCGATTACCGAAAAAGTCTTTCGCCATATTCTCTGCAGTTTTAGCCATTTGGGCTGATCTCTGCAAGTCTATTCGTTCACGAGCGACTCCGTCCTTCATCTCAGCTAACTCACGCTGCAAGTCCATACGCTCATCCGCCATGTCGGCAGTGTTATCAATACGCTCACTTTCCAGCTTAATTCGTCTATCAGCTTCTTCAGCCTTACGCTTCAGATCGGCTTCTTTGATATCAAGCTCACGGTCACGCAATTCGACCAGAGGATCATTCTGCTGTGGCGGTGCAAGATCTTGAGCCAAATCTTCCATGATCTGCGT